GCGCCTTTGTGCATCTGTCTTGCACTGATTCAGGCATTGGATTGGGCTTATGCCAAATAATGTCTTGGCGCAAATACCAACCATCGGCACGAAGAGCAAATGCAAGCATCCAAGGTATGCCAATCAAGTCTTTTTCTTTTAAGCCATCAAGTTTCATACCTCTTTTATGGCAAACCTCAACCTCTGAAAACTTTTGGTTGGATATAGATTGCTTGCCTTGTCTTTGGCCTTGGCCAGGTCGGTAGTTGTAGTAGCTGTCCCCAATGTTTAGCCACAGCGTACCGTCATCTTCCAACACATCCCACACACAGCGAAACACTTCCACCATTGCAACTATATATTCTTCTGGTGTTTCTTCAAGACCAATTTGCCCATCATGCCCATAGTCCCGCAAACCATAGTAAGGTGGGCTGGTCACGCACGTTTGGGCTTTAATTCCCGCAGCTGCCCATCTACGCATAGTCTCTCGGCAGTCACCGAATTCAATCTTATTCATGTGGCTTTCCTTAGTGGGGCTTTCCATCCATGCTTGCGCCATGTCTCAGCTACATTGGTAGCCCTTGCGGGCGTGTAGTCAAACTCAGGGCTAGTCAACGGCACACGGGGGCGCGTAGGGGCGCGCGTGGGGGGAATCGGGGCTAATTTAAACCCCTTCTCAATCCATACTCTAGCGATGGCTTGGCGTTCAGCGTCAATAAATGTCTTCATAAGAATATTAACAGGGTTACTGAGATTATAAAGAGTATTGCACAAATGATGTCGTCAAGTGTAGGTTTAGCTTGCATGGTTTTCTCCGGTTAGGGTTAGGGTATAGCTAACCCCTAAAAACCCGCGTATGGGGCTTCTAGGGGCTTTGCTGAGGGTTTACAGTGTGGCTGTAACTCTTTCAAATGCGCTGCGAGTGTCTTCTATAAATTGTGCCACTTGGTCAAGTGTGCAGTCTTCGACAATTTCCCAAACCGATATATCGTCAATTGTCCATTCATTTTCAGCATTGTTTAAAACGGTGATGATTTCATCATAGGATAAGTTAGTAGGATAATCACTTAGCCACTGATTAAGCGCGAATTGTTCGGATGTTTTCATAGTTACCTCAGTTAGGAATCGGCAAAGATTTGCCACAATGCCCACGTTTAGCATGGGCATTAGGTTAAACCCTTAAAAACAATATTTCGGATTTACTCCAGCGTCTTTTTTGTACTGATTCCATCGCGCGTTTGCCCTGAAATTAGCAATACGCCACAATGCTTTCCAGTCTTGAATGTTTTCATCCGCGCAATAATCGCAAATGGCTAACATTTCATCTCCGCAAAATTCGCGGGTATTGATAATTAAATCAACGGCTTGACTAATCTGATTCTGTGTGATGTATGACATTGTTTGCCCCTTTAAAGGTTAGGTTAGGAATCGGTACAAAGTACCCCATAAACCCCTTTAATGGGGGTTTACAGGCTAATCTTTACGCGGCTAAGGGTAAGGCTACGGCTTGATAATCTAAGCCGTTTATATGGTCAACGGCTTTCTGAGCAAGTGCTGATGCCTTGAATATTGCCTTAGAGTCATCTTTTAAGACTTTCAGCCAATTCCCTATATATCCGGCATGGCGCAATTCCCCTTGGATTCGATAGTCTTGGCATAAGAATGCCGCGCCCATTTCAGCGACTAATTCCTCGAAAGCATAATCAGGGTTGCCAAATTTGCCCTTTAAGTTACGGTTGCACCGTGACTCATGCCCTGACCAATGAGTCAATTCGTGAAATGCAGTGGCATAGTATGACGACTCATTGTCAAATGCTGACTTATTTGGTAAGTTAATCTTATCGACTGACGGTGCATAAAAAGCAGAATCACCGCCATGCGTGATTATCGCGCCAGTCTTTGCTATTCTTAATTCGGCCTCAGCCACTGCATTAAACGGCTTATTCTCAGTACTAGGGGCAGTAATTGTCACGCCATCGACCTGACCAGCATTGAATACATAGTAGGTTTTCAGGCAGTTATAAATTGATTCATCACCCGTTGACTTGTCTTTTTTGACAACTGGTGAGAAAAATACAATCTTAGTACCGCGCTCACCTTTACGCACGTTAGCCCCTAGGCTTTGCCATTGTTTGAATGATGCCCACACTGGGGCGTTGTAACCCTGAATCATTGACGACAAACCTAGAATCAAACGGTTAACCCCTTGATACGGCTTTTGACTAACCATATTCTTGTCAGCCGTGTTATCCACTTTCCACGGTTTGATCCACGGTGTTGCACCACTCTCTAATTGAGCAATGATTGAATCGGTAACCTCTTTATAAATTGAGTTATCCATTGTTTACCCCTTATTCGTTAAAGTAAGCAAACAAGGGAATGCAGAGGGCAGACAATGCCGCCACGACTAAGAATGTCATGTTATGACCAGCCAGATAACCGATTAAACACAATGGCGCTTTAATCATGTAAAAGTGATAGATTTTCATTTGATAACCCCTTTGATGATGTTAGGAATATCAAGACTATTTATCTTGATGTATGTATTATCGGCATTAGGTAGGTTATGTCAACCCCTTAATATATATATATTTTTTTATTGACAATATACTATCAATAGATTTATACTATGATATATACTTATTAGATTAATATATATATTACTTTACTATAATGATAAGTGTATAAGTATAATAATAAGATAATGCTATGTTTTGAAATATGGTTAGGATGATAAACATCTACTCTATCCATTCTCAATATTATAAATATATATGGGACACTGCTATAAACTGAATCTACCTTATGCGCGAATACTCTAACTGTATCCATGCGATGAATTAGGACAATGGGACTGGTCAACGCATGAGAGACTGCAGACCACGCGACACCAAGGGATGCAAATGGGCGCAGGACTCGTCAGGTGTGTGCCCCTCTCCTTCCTTCCCCCAAAAAAATTTCATGTTTTTGTAGAATTGGTTTTCTGGTGAATGCAGTTGCCAGTTTGGGTTGTCCTTGTGGCAGCCCTTTTTTTGGTCTATACTGACCATGTTGTTTATGGGGATTGTTATGATTAACGTAGAGGTTAATAAAGATGTGCCATTGCCTGAACCTAAGCGTAGGTATCCGTACAAGGTGATGGAGGTGGGAGAGAGTTTTTTGGTCGCTGGCGGGCGGTTACAGGTGGTTTGCAATGCCAATTACCGTGCTGGCAAGAAGTTGGCTAGGAAGTTCATCGCAAGACGCGAGGAAGGTGGGGTGAGGGTATGGAGGGTGAATTAAATGGTGCATCTCACAAGATGATGCCTATTGCTGCTGAGGACGTTAAGAAGGCGTATATGCAGCGTGTGTATGCAATGACTCATGCTGAGTTGTTCCATGAGTTGATGAGGGTGCATACTGAGTCTGCTAGGCTGCTGCAAGATGTTTCTGCTGAGAGAGACAAGTTACAGGCGCTGGTTGACACTTATGACACCTACTCAGATTGAGCAGGAAGAGAAGTGGGCTAAAGAGCTTTACGAGTCTAGGGTCAAGTTGAGGGATGAGGTCAGGGCTGCTTTGGCTTGTCGGACAAAGAAACAGAAGCTAGATTTGGTTCAGAGGTGGAAATCTGAGTATTCGCCCACAAGTGTGGAAGAGATGCTTCGGATTGCTAGGAATAAATCAACTGCCGGGGAAATAGCAAATTGGAACATCAGCAAGCTGTAAAGCGTACCTTATGAAATTTAATCTAAAGCAGTTCTATGAGTTCTGCTCACAACTCAAGATTGAGACAAAAGAGCAGGGCTTGAGGAAGATGGACAATCTTCTTGGAACTCAGACTTATGTCATGCAGGAGATTGCTTCCGGGCTAGAGGAAGGGAAGCACTTCTTTGTTATTTTGAAGGGGCGGCAGCTTGGCATTACAACCATCAGCCTTGCCCTTGACCTTTACTGGCACTTTATAAACAATGGACTTCAAGGCACACTCACCACAGACACAGAAGAGAACAGGGATATGTTCAGGTCAACACTCGCCATGTATATGGACGGTTTGCCTAAAGAATACAAAATCCCCCTCATTGCTCACAACCGTAATCAGCTTTCCCTCAAGAATCGCTCTCGACTCTTTTATCAAGTCGCTGGACTCCGGGCAAAAGGTTCTTTGGGTCGCGGCAAGGCTATTACCTATCTACACGGCACAGAAACAAGTTCTTGGGGTGACGAAGAAGGCTTGGCTTCACTCCTAGCCTCCCTTGCCGAAACCAACCCTAATCGCCTGTACATCTTTGAATCTACTGCCCGTGGCTTCAATATGTTCCATGAGATGTACGTCACTGCCAAACGAGCTAAAACTCAGAAGGCAATCTTCTGCGGCTGGTGGCGCAATGAGTTCTATGCTGCCGACCCTAATTCTGATGTCTACAAAGTCTATTGGGATGGCAAACTCAGTCCTGAAGAAAAGGAATGGACGCGAGACATAAAGAAGTTATACGGCGTAGAGATAAACTCCCGCCAGATGGCTTGGTGGCGCTGGAAGATGTTGGAAGGCATCAAGGACGAAAGCCTGATGATGCAGGAGTTTCCACCAACAGAAGACTACGCTTTCATCATGACAGGCACGTCTTTCTTCTCAACCGCCCGTTGCACTGATGCCGCCAAGATTGCAAAGAAACTTACCTATGACAGTTACCGCTACGTCTTTGGCGCAAACTTCCAAGACACCGATGTAGTCAAGTCTACTGAGCGTCTGGCGACCCTAAAGGTCTGGGAAGAGCCTGTGGACACCGCCTACTATGTGATTGGTGCTGACCCTGCCTACGGGTCATCTGATTGGGCTGACAGGTTCTGTATCCAAGTCTTCCGCTGCTACTCTGATGGCATGGAACAAGTTGCAGCTTTTGCAACATCTGAACTCTACACTTATCAGTTTGCGTGGGTAATTGCTCACCTTGCTGGCGCATACAAGAACTCAACCCTGAACTTGGAAGTCAATGGTCCGGGTCAGGCGGTCATCAATGAACTCAAGAACTTAAAGCGCCAAGCAGCGGCTATGGCTGGCGACATGGGTCGTCACCTGATGGACGTGTACGGTTCAATGTCTAACTACATCTGGCGCAGAAATGACACGATGGGTGGTATGTCCAACAGCATTGGCTGGCTGACCACAACACAGACCAAAGAGCGTATGTTGTCCTACATGAAGGATTACTTTGAGCGCGGCATGATGGCGGTCTATGACATGGACACCTTGGTTGAGATGAAGACCATCACCCGCGAAGGCGGGTCTATCTCAGCTTCTGGTCGAAACAAGGATGACCGCGTGATTGCGTCTGCCTTGTCAGCGGCGGCGTATGCCGAACAACTTCAGCCAAGACTTATTGCAATGAAAATCTCCCGCAAAGTCTCCCGCGCCCAAGAAGAGAAGACACCTGAAGAGATTGCAGTTGGTCGCAATGTCTCTGACTACCTGAAAAGGATTGGTGTATATGGTTCACAGTAGCCTGACCGTTGTTTCTATCTATGGTCACAATGATGGCGCTGGCGCTATCCCTGCAATTCTCAAAAGTATGGAGGAATTGCCGGGGTCAATTGGGTTACTGCTCTCCTCTGCCAAGCCAGAGAATTTGCCAGACCAGATTGAATGGCAACAAATCGGTTATCTTGGCTACCAACAGTACTCTGTGTTTGTCATGCACAGTCTTTATTCTTTTATCAATACTGATTACTGTCTGATTGTCCAAGATGATGGCTGGATTTTGAACGGCAAAAACTGGCGAGAAGAGTTCTACAACTACGATTACATTGGTGCGCCCTGCCATGCAGCCATTGTCAACAACGAATTAAAGATGTACTTTAGTTGGGTTGAGGACAAGGAGCGCATCGTTATCCAAAACGGCGGCATAAGTTTGCGAAGTAAGCGCCTCTTGCAAGCGCCAAACAAATACGGCTTGACACACATTCCTGCCCAAGATATTAATTTGTGGAACGAAGACGTTCAGTTAAGCGGCATATATCGACCCGTTCTGGAGGCGTATGGACTCAGGTTTGCTCCCGAATTCCTTGCAAAACACTTTGCAATTGAATATTTATGCCCGGTCTTTCATGGTGACTTGGACTTGTCTCGTCTTGTCGGGCATCACGCCACTTCTCGCAAGCTGGTCAGCGCCAGCCATATTGTTGTTGACCTTGAGTCTGTAGTCTCCTACCGAGAACCAGACGTAATGTCTCACTTTCAATCCCTTGGATACACCATTGAATATGCTGCCAACCGTAACCACCAAGCGTGAACTGCTTCGCATCATCAAACGGTTCATCAAAGACCAGAACAGAGGCATCTCTGTCAAACTGTTTGCCGAGGTTTGCGGGGTCAACAAGGAACATTTGCTTGATGTTTTCTTCTATCGCAACCAACCTTTGACCGAATATATGCAAGTCAGGGTCAGCAAAGGCTATCAATCTTGGCTAAAAGGCGAAATAGCAGTCATGCAAAGCCGCAATAAGACCCGCACTGTTGAGTACAGACGCGAACCAAAGCCCCGTTTAGTGCCAGCAACAGGCTTGCATTTGGTTAATGGGCAGATTAGGATTAAGGTTGGGGTTATAAACAAGGGGGATTACTCAGGAGTAACCCTAGATGAAGCACTTAAAAGGGGATAACAATGGCAGTACTGAAAGACTATAAATGTGAGAAGCATGGGTATTTTGAGAGCAGAAAGCCTCAATGCCCCATGAAAGGGTGTGACCAAGAGGTCTATGTGGTCTTTTTGCAAGCGCCCGGGCTGATGTCGGACGCTACAAAGAAGAATGACCGCACCATCAAGCAGTTGGCTATGGACTTTGATATGACCAACGTCAAATCAACCCGCGAGGGGGAGAATCAGGCTGGATTCTTTACTCGCAAGAACAAAACGTCCAAAACGCAACTGGAGAAAGAAGCAAAGCTGGCTGCCGAGCGTCCACGCGAGCCAAGACCCGGCGATGCCGCTATTTGGGGCGGTGGTGGTGGCATGGATATAAAATCAGCCCTGTCTGGCAAGTTCAACAGACCTGTTGGTCCTCAGCTTGGCAAAGAAACAGAAGTTGTGTCAGTTCTTCCCAACACAATGGGCAATTTGACAGGACCAAAGATGGCTAGTTACACTCCAGACCATCAGAACCTATCCATTGAGAAATAATGCGGATACCTAGCAACGAACTTATCAGAGAACAGTTCTTCCGTGACTTGATTGAAAAGTGCATGGTGTCCTTGCAAGAGCGCAAGGGGGACTACTCTGCTTTGCGTTCTTGGTTTTTGTTTGGCTCTGGTCCTGAAGAGTCTCCAACCATCTTCAACAAAATCTATCCCCACATTGACCAACTGACTTCGTTTCTGTACTCAGCAGAAACAACAAGGTTCTCAATCAATGTTGGGGCATCTGTTCCTGACCAAGAACAAATCAAAGTTCCACGCCTGACACTCGCCCTCAATGACGAATGGCTAAATAGCAACGCTGACCAAGTGTTCAGTTCAGCCCTGACTTGG